TTTTTATTCTTATTTAATTCTTGAGAAAATTCTTGAATTGAGAAATGCAATTTAGTTCTAGATTTATAATTAAACTTAATTATCATTTCTATTTGTTTTTGTAAGTGTGCTGCTTTTGGACCTTGACAATATAAATGCAAACTACTTCTTTTGTCAGCTTGATAATAACAAAAATTAATCATTGAAAATAAACTTCGAAATGGAGATGTTTTTAAAGCTATATTAACATCTCTATCAAACCATGGATATTTTTCTTTGTAAATTGTTTCTAATTTTAATGTTTCCCAAGTTGTTAATTTTGTATTTGATTCAAACCAAAAATAATTGACTAAATCTCTGAACCTACCTCTAACAACTGTTCTCATTGAATCTCTATTTATGTTTATTGATCTTATTTTTTTGGGTTTATTATCTGGAGAAATGTAAAAGTCAATATCATCAAATTTTGAAACTTGATCATAAAATTGAGAAAAAGGAAAAATTAATGATATTTTTTCAATTAAATTGATTTTGGAATCTATATTTATTATTATTTCATCCAAACATTGTAATTTAGCTAATAAAGAAAAGTTATTTAGTAATTTACTTGTATTTTTAATTCCTGAATTTTCTAAGTCTGATAGTAATTTTTCTCTCTCATAGATAGTGTCATCTATGATTTGATCCATTGAATAAGTCCAATTACCTTCATTCCAATAATCAGATTGACAAGGCTCTCCATTCTCATCAATAAATTCAAAATCACTATCTTTTATTTTAGAAACTAATCTTGGTATTATACTTAAACCATGATCTATGATTAACTGAGGATGTATCCAATTGAATTGTTCTTCTATGTTCTCAGATTTTTGCAAATTTTTAGTAAAATCAGTTAGCTTAAATTTAAGTTTTGAAAATCTAAAAATACCAGACCAAATTGTATAAGTAGATGTTGCATGAAGATTAGCTCTAGTTAATCTTTGGAATGCTTCAAAAATTTTTGGTGAAAAATACCTCATTGAAATGTCAAATTTTATACTCTCAGGATCATTCTTTTGAATGAATACTTTTTTTAGAAAATTCATATCATTTAATGATTCTTCTCTTGGCTTTTCTACAAAACTTCTCTCTCTGCTAAGTCTTAAAGATTTTGATTTAGAGAATTGAAATTCCAGAGCTGGTGTTCTATAGAATCCTGATTCAATATCAATCTCAGATATTCTCATTAATCTGAAATGAGTTTTGGTTAATGATATGTCTCTATCAGATGATGTATCTATAATTCTTCTATTTATTAAGTGATTATTCAAATCTTCTTCGTCCATTTCCTTTAAAGACTTCAACTCCTGATCATCATTATCAATGGATCTTTGTAAATTTAAATAACTCTTAGTTATAACCTGTTTAATAATAGAATAAATTACCCCATTTGCTCCAAGTAACCCACAATGCAAAGGATTCTCATATGGTAAATATCCAGAAGCTGGATGATAGAAGCTTTCATTCATTTTGAACACATTGAATATTTTCCTTTTATTAAGAAATCCACTAGATTTCAAAATTGAAGCTCTCTGACAAATTTGTATTATTGAACAGAGAATAGAACTTCCATTGTTTTCTCTAACTTGTTGAAGTAATGTATATGAATCATAAACTCTATCTATAGGAGAAGATCTAGGATGAACATCATTTGATCTTGCTACGAACTTCAAAGTGACAGGAACATTAACATTTCCTATCATAAATAAAGAATTAAATTCTATTAGACCATTGAAGCAACATTCTGTGGTTTTTTTCTCACTTTGTTTTATGCAGAAC